TTCATCCCCTTTTCACATGAACATATTATCACAAACAAGATTGACTGGGATTACAATCCAAATGCACATGATGATCTAACAGATAAGACCCTGGACAAGATTGCATGTGATGATAAGGACATCAGAATGTTACTTGAAGAAATGATTGGATATTGCATGTTCAGAAGAAATGAACTTGGAAAAGCATTCATATTAACTGGATCAGGAAGCAATGGAAAATCAACATTATTGAATATGCTGAAAACAATGCTTGGAAAAAGGAATGTTTCAGCACTGGATCTGAAAAAGTTAAATGATAGGTTCAGCACAGTCATGATCTTTGGAAAGCTTGCAAACATTGGTGATGATATATCAGAAGAATTCATCACTGATGCAGCAGACTTCAAGAAAATTGTTACCGGGGAAACCATAGATGCTGAACAAAAGGGTCAACCAAAGTTTGAATTTGAACCATATGTGAAGCTGCTGTTTTCAGCAAACAACATTCCAAGGATCGGAAAAGGAAGGGATTCAACTGCAATACTTAGAAGGCTGATCATTGTTCCCTTCAATGCAAAGTTCACTTCCACTGATCCTGATTATGTTCCATTTATCGGTGATCTGCTGAAAAGTCAGGAAGCAATTGAATATATGATCCAGGTTGGACTTGTTGGATTGAAAAGGGTTTTGAACAACAGGAACTTTACTGAATCGGAAAAGGTTCAAAGAGAACTTGAAGAATTTGAAGAAAACAACAATCCAATCCTTGGTTTTTTCAAGGAACTGGACAAGGATCAGGTTGAGAATGAACCAACAAATCAAGTTTATAAGGCATACCATGAATACTGCTTGTCAAATAGCTTGCAAGCTTTATCAAATGGTGAGTTCTCAAAGCAGGTTAAAAAGTTTTATGAAGTAGTTATTGCAGATAAGAAAATCAATGGTAAAAAATACAGAATATTTGTTCCAAAGTAAAGGGGTGAAGTACTAATGTCAGAAAATAAAAATCCGAATAGGCACGAACCTTGGGAATTAGATCAAATGCAATCACTTCCCCTGGACTTAAAGATAAGAATGAGTTTAACAAGATTAAGAATTTTCTTTGAAAAATTTGAAAATGAAGTCTATGTTTCTTTTAGCGGTGGAAAAGATAGCACTGTTCTTGCCGATATGGTTGCAAAATATTGTAGTGAATGCGGTCACAATAAATTAACATTATGTTTTTCAGACACAGGACTGGAATATCCTGAAATAAGAAAATTCGTTCCACAGTTTGCAAAGTATTTAGAGTTAAAATACAACATTGAAATAGAACTTGTAACTGTTAGTCCTGAAATGAATTTTAAAGAGGTTATTTTAAAAGTTGGTTATCCAATAGGAAGTAAAAAAATAGCAAGAATGATTCGTGATTGTCAAAATCCAACTGAAAATAATAAAGCAACAGTCAATTTATACATGACTGGAATTAAAAGAGATGGAACGATAACTAAATCATTCAAACTATCAAAAAGATGGATTCCAATGATAGATAGTAAATTTAAAGTTTCTGATCAGTGTTGTGAAATCATGAAGAAGAAACCTATTAAGATCTATCAAAAAGAATCAGGAAAAATGCCTATACTTGGAACAATGGCATGTGAAAGTAGTGCAAGAAGGCAAGCATGGTTGCAAAATGGATGTAATTCATTTGACAGTAAAGATCCAAAATCACAACCAATGTCATTTTGGACTGAGCAGGATGTACTTAATTATTTAAAGATATATCAAATTCCATATGCAAGTGTGTATGGTGACATTATTGAAGTTGATGAACAGCTTACAACATCAGGTTGCAAAAGAACAGGTTGCATGTTTTGTATGTTCGGATGTCACCTTGAAAAGAAACCAAATAGGTTTCAGCAGATGCAAGAAACACATCCAAAATTGTATGAGTATTGTATGAAACCACTTGAAGAAAATGGACTTGGATTAGATGAAATTTTAAAATTCAATAATATACCACATTAGAAAGGATGGTGAAAAAATGAAAGATACTTGTGTATGTTGTGGGGAAACCATCCCGGAAGGAAGGCAGGTTTGCCCTTCATGTGAAAGGGTCAGTATCAAGGACAGTGGAAACAGAACGGAATTTGGAACTGGTGCTGTTCGTGATATGCACCAAGGAAAAGGAAGATATGATTTGATCCCCTGGGATGCAATTCATGAACTTGCACTGCATTGTGAAGAAGGTGCATTGAAGTATGGTGAACGTAATTGTGAAAAAGGCATTCCAATCCATAGTTTAATAGATTCAGGAATAAGGCATCTTTCATGCTATTTGAGAGGAATGAAAGATGAACCCCATTTAAGGGCAGCACTTTGGAACATTGCTTTTGCAATTTATATGGAAAAGAACCACCCTGAAATGCAGGATATACCAATACGAAAGGATGATGAAAAATGAAAATAATTAATGATGAACCAAAAGAAGTTTCAATGCTTACAGATGATAAGTTTGACAAGATTGAACAGTTCGCTGAACTTGTTAAACCAGTTCAAGAATGGATGCTTCAAAATTACTGCCCACATACCAAGATCATTATTGAATGTAATGGGGCAACAGTCACCACTCATGAAATGTTTGTTCCCTTGAAGGTTGGTGATTAACATGGGATATGTGATTTGTCTTATGGTTGGTGCAGTAATCGGATTTTTCACAGCAGCATTGATGGTTGCAGCAAAGGAAGGTGATAAATGTGGCAAATAAAAACCCAAGGTTTAACAGCAGCGGTTGTTCTGATCCAACAGCATATGAAGCACTGAAACCAATCATCAAAGAAGATGCAGTGCTTGAAAATAAGGCACACAACCTGGTCAATACATTGAAGTGTATTGTGGACTTGGCAGGGTTTGAGATGATCGGAAGAATACAAATCAGGGATAAGAAATCAGGAAGGGAGTTCAGATAATATGGTTGAAGTTTCGGATAATGAATGTATTGATTATATTGGTTTCCTTGGATTATCAATAAGACAAGATCAATGGAAATATTTAATTGAGAAAGACATAAATCCTGAATTTGCAAAAGAAATTGCTAAAAATCAGCACAAAACTTATAAAAAATTATTAATTGTACTTCGTAAATTCAATTCACAGCAAAATAGAACTGAAATTGCTGACAGAGAAATTATTGATCATTTAGTTGATGTCGATAGGAACAAAATTAATAAATTAAAAGATGAAGCGTGGGAGGAATATTATAAATGAAACCAGTAAAATCAGAAACAAGCAATGTGACCTTTGTTAGTGAAGGATGTCAGGATCTACCTGGTACAAGATATATGTGTGATGATGGTGTAACCCCGGGGATTGAAACAGTTTGGGAATTGGATGAAAAGGAAAAAGAACAGCTTGCTGCATCAGGTAAGATCTATCTTTACATTATGGGTCGAACTGTTCAACCTTGCTTCCTGGCAACAGAATCAGCAATCAGATATGAAAAGGATGGTGTGACTAATGACACAGATGATCACAGTAAATAAAAGAATTGAAATGTTCATGAAGATCATGTTGAATGCAGGTATCAGTGAAGATCTCACAGCATGGTTGATGGATCAGGGTTTCTTCACTGCCCCTGCTTCAAGGAAATATCATGGTAATTATGAAGGTGGATTGTTTGATCACTGTTTTGAAGTAACTGAAACCCTGGTGAACTTTACTGAAAAGATGGGCATTAAATGGGAACTGGAACGATCCCCTTACATAGTTGGAATGTTCCATGATCTTTGCAAGATTGATCTATATGAAAAGGTCATTGATGTTGAAGGTATTCAGTTGATGGGATTGGACACACCCAAAGGCGAAGAAAGTCACTGGGAATATACAACAGACAGTTTGTTCCCTGGTCATGGTGATAAGTCAATCATGAAGCTTGCAGCATGGATGCACCTAACAGAAGAAGAAATTCTTTGCATCAGGTATCACATGGGTGCTTATGAAAAAGCAGACTGGGATTATTATGACAGAGCAATCAGAAAGTATGAAACAGTATTATGGACACATCAGGCTGACATGTATGCTTCAAAGGTCAAGGGGGTCTGATCCTATGGAACAATATTTATTCTTTACACTGTTCTTCCTGGTTGGGTTTGCAATTGGAAAGCTTTCAATGGTGAAGTCCTTCCTGGGGATCAAGAAAGAAAACAATTCTTTGAAGCATGAAGCAGTGGTTTTGAAGAACAGACTTGCTTCATCAAAGAAAGGCAGGATCATCATTCAAGGTGAAGATATAAAATAATTTGTTCCTTTATTCAATAAATTAGTGGTAGTGGTGGGAATGAGGTTCAAGGTTCGGTTCAAGGTGGTTCAATATAAAATCATATCACCTTGAACCGCTGAAACCTTATGAAAACACTGGGTTTGTTGGGTATCGGTTCAAGGGGTTCAAGGTACTTATAACTTCTTATATTATTTTAAAAATCATCAAAATTTTATATATACTCTTAAAATAAATCTATAATAGGGAAGTCACCTTGAACCTTGAACCGCAAAGGCATTTTTTAAGCTGAAACCATTGATATTACTATATTCTTATCGGTTCAAGGTAAAGTTCCAGGTTCAAGGTGAAATTAGAGAAAGTGAGGATAATTTATGAATAACGAACAAATTATTGAAAAATACATTGATGCAGCAGTCAGAAAGACCGCTTCTGAATTTAAAAGACAAGGACTTTTGAAAGATAATAGACAATCACCATTTCAGAAAACAGAAACCCTGCTTTATAATTATAACAATTTTAAATCTGCAATTGATGATAAGTATGAACAGATCAAAGGGATCAAGGAAGAAGGACTTCCAGGGAAAAGCAAAAGCATCACATCCTTTGCAGGTAATGCTTCATATGAAATCAAGACCGATAATGAAAAGGCAGAAGAAAAGATTGAAAGCATTGAAGGCAGCATTCAGACAACAAGAAACTTCATCAAGGTGATTGATGCTGCAATTGATATGCTGAAAGATGATCCATACTTTGAGATCATCAGGATGAAATATTTTGAAGAACAAACCCGGGAACAACTTGCAGAATATTTTGATGTTGATGTCAGAACTATATCCAGGAATAAAAACAGAATTGTGAACCTGCTGCAAATCAGATTGTTCAGTGATGAATATATTCTTCAAATATTCAGTTAAGGGGTGAGGTTGTGAACAGGTCAGAAAGAAGAAGGTTAGAAAAGAAAGGTGTTACTGCAAAGGATCTGAAAGTAATTGAAAACAATTCTGCATCCAAAGCAATTGATTATGCAGTTTCAGGAATGATTGCTTCCTTTGCACTGGTGCTTCATGACAAATGGGGATGGGGTCAGACCAGGATCAAAAGGTTACTTGATCAGGTCAATGAACAGTTCGATTCCATTGATAATGATTATTTGAAAATTGAAGATATGAAGCAGACCATCCTGGATGAAATAGGGATCAACATTGACAAGAAGGCTTGACAACTTGGAATATTTTGTCCATTTAATGTCCTATCATATGTCTTGTAGGCATCCTATATACATGATAAACTAATTACAGTTAATATTATGTAAAAATCAAAAAGACCCAAGAACTATATGTTCAAGGGTCTTTTCTTATGCCTAAAACTATAATGAAAGGAAGGTGTTGCATTTATGGCAAAGCTTACAGACAAGCAGCAAAAATTTGTTGAAGAATATCTGATTGACCTGAATGCAACACAGGCTGCAATCAGAGCAGGGTATTCAACGGAAACAGCAGCAGTCATTGGGTGTGAAAACCTTATAAAACCTAATGTCAAAAATGCAATAGATAAGGCACTTGCTGCAAGATCCAAAAGAACCGGGGTAAATCAGGACAGAGTTATTCAGGAACTTGCAAAGATTGCATTCCTGAACCCTTCTGATGTGATCAACATGCAGAATGCTTCTGTTTTAGATAATGCGAACAAAGATGATTTGTCCTGCATTGCAAGTGTTAAGATCAAAAGATCAACCAGTGAAACTGGTGATTCAGTTGAAAGAGAAATCAAGACCTATGATAAGTTAAAAGCACTTGATTTGTTAGGAAGGCATCTTGGAATGTTCAATGATAAACTAAAAATTGAAGGTTCGATCCCAATTGTCATAAAAGATGATTTGGGTGAAGATGATGACTAATAGTATCATGTTAGTAACAAAATCATTGAAAGATCCTGCAATTGAACAAGTTCATTTATATGACCTAATAAAATCAGGTGATGCTTATGCTTAAACATGAAATATCACTGAAAAAAGTTGTCGGTAAAAACTATAATAGATTTTGGCATTTTAAAGGTAGATACAGAGTTGTAAAAGGATCAAGAGCATCCAAGAAGTCAAAGACAACTGCTTTGAACTTCATAACCCGGATGATGGAATATCCTGAATCAAATTTATTAGTTGTAAGAAAGACATTCAGAACTTTGAAGGACAGTTGCTTCACTGAATTGAAATGGGCAATCACAAGGCTTGCTGTTCAGGATCATTGGAAGATCACTGAATCACCACTTCAAATGACATACATCCCTACTGGTCAAACAATCTATTTCAGGGGTCTTGATGATCCATTGAAAGTAACATCCATTACAGTTGATGTTGGTTATCTTTGTTGGATGTGGATTGAAGAAGCTTATGAGATCATGAAGGAAGCAGACTTTGACATCCTGGATGAATCTATTCGTGGTCAGGTAGCTGATGGACTGTTCAAACAGATCACACTTACCTTCAACCCCTGGAATGAACATCACTGGATCAAGAAGCGGTTCTTTGATGCTGCACCTGATGTTGATATTCTTGCATTGACAACAAACTTTATGTGCAATGAATGGTTGGATGCTGCTGACAAGAAAGTCTTTGAAACCATGAGAAAAAACAACCCAAGAAGGTTCAGGGTTGCAGGTCTTGGTGAATGGGGTATTGTTGAAGGTCTTGTATATGAGAACTGGGAAGAACAAGAATTTGACATTGAAGTGATCAAGAAGATTGCTGCAATCAGATCTGCATTTGGTCTTGACTTTGGTTATACCAATGACCCTTCTGCCCTATGGTGTGGAATGGTTGATGTCAAAGCAAAGATCATTTATGTGTTTGATGAAATGTACAAGCAAGGCATGTCAAATGAAGCTATACACCAGGACATCACAAAGATGGGATATAGGAAAGAACGGATCAGGGCAGACAGTGCTGAACCAAAGTCCATTGACAGGCTGCGTGAACTTGGAATGTCCAATATAAAGGCAGCACGAAAAGGAAAAGATTCAGTCAATAATGGCATTGACTACATCCAGGACTTCAAGATCATAGTCCATCCAAGGTGTGTCAACTTCCTGACTGAAATCAGCAATTACACCTGGGACACAGATAAATTTGGTAAAAAGATCAATAAACCAATAGATGACTTCAACCATTTACTTGATGCAATGCGTTATGGAATGGAAGAATTTATCAAGGGTGAAACATTCAGTTTTGATTAAATAGTATCATGTTAGTAACAAAACCACTTGAATGTTCAGTGTTCAAGGGGTTTTGAATTTATTAAGTCATAGAATGAGGGGTGAACAGCATGAAGAAGATCAATGTCCTTGGAACAACTTACACAGTAAAAGAAGCAAATGATCGTACAGATCCAAAGTTGAAAGAATGTGATGGGTATTGTGATGATACCATAAAACTTTGTGTTGTTGACGATATGACAGATACAAGCTTGATGTCAAAGGTAAACCTGGATCAATATAAGAAGAAAGTATTCAGGCATGAGATCATTCATGCTTTTTTATTTGAAAGCGGTCTTGCTAATAATAGTTGGGCAGCTAATGAAGAAATGGTGGACTGGATTGCAGCACAGTTCCCAAAACTAACCAAGGCATTTGAAGAAGTAAATGCACTATGAAAGGGGGTGAATAAAACATGTTTGAATTCTTATTTGCAAGAAAGAAGGATGTAAGCAAGATCATCAAAGAAGGTGCTGCTGAAAGAATTACTGATGTTCAGTTTATTGAACTTGAAATTCAAAGGTTCAAAGCTTCAAGAAGAAGAAAAGAAATGTTTGATGGTGAAAGATACCATGATGGACACCATGATATTTTAAGAAGGAAAAGAACAGTCATTGGTCAGAATGGTGAACTGGAAGAAGTGAAGAACCTTCCAAATAACAGGATCGTTGACAACCAATATGGAAAGATGGTGGATCAGAAAAAGAACTACCTACTTGGTCAACCTATTGTTTTCAAGTCTGAAAATGAACCATACAACAAGCTGCTAAAACAGATCTTCAATAAGAAGTTCCAAAGGCTGATCAAGAATGTTGGTGAAGATGCTTTGAACACTGGTATTGGTTGGATATTCATGTATTATGATGAACATGGTGAATTCACCTTCAAGCGGTTCAAAGCTTATGAAATCATACCAGGTTGGTCAGATACAGAGCATACAACACTTGATTATGTGATCAGGATATATGAAGTCATTGCATATGAAGGACAGCATGAGAAGGTCATTGAGAAGGTTGAAGTCTATGATGAAACTGGAATATATAGATTTGTCATGGAAGGTGGTCACATTGTTCCTGATGATGTTCCTTTCAGCACCTACTTCACAACTATTGATGAAGAAGATGATCAGATTGTTGAACAAGGTTGGAACTGGTCAAAGATCCCACTGATCCCATGGAAATATAATTCAAAAGAGATCCCTTTGATCAAGAAAGTTAAAACCTTGCAGGATGGATTGAATACTATTCTTTCCAACTTCCAAAACAACATGGAAGAAGATGCAAGGAACACAATCCTTGTCCTGGTGAACTATGATGGTGAAAATCTTGGTGAATTTAGAAAGAACCTGGCAACCTATGGTGCAGTTAAGGTCAAGACAGTTGATGGTGCAGGTGGTGATCTTAAAACATTGCAGGTTGAAGTCAATGCAGAGAATTACAAGTCAATCCTTGAAATCTTCAAGAAGGCAATCATTGAGAATGCCAAAGGATATGATGCAAAGGATGATAGAATGTCAGGAAATCCAAATCAGATGAACATTCAGTCCATGTATTCTGACATTGATCTTGATGCAAATGAAATGGAAACTGAATTTCAGGCTTCCTTTGAAGAACTGCTTTGGTTTGTAAATGTTCATTTGTTCAATGCAAGTCTTGGTGACTTTGAACAGGAAGAAGTTGAAGTCATATTCAATCGTGACATTCTGATCAATGAAACAGAAGTGATTGAAAATGGTCAGAAGTCAGTTGGAATTCTATCTGATGAAACCATTGTGGAAAATCATCCTTGGGTTGATGATCCACAAAGAGAACTTGCAAGGAAGGCAGAAGAAAAGAAAAAGGAAATGGATGAATATGCTGCTGCTTTTCCACAACCTGCTGTTCCCGGTAAGATTGTTGGTCAAGGCGGTGTTGTAGATGAAGCATAGTAACTATTGGAAGAAACGGTTTGAACAGCTTGAAGAAGCTAAAAACAAGGATGCTTCTTCCCTATATCGTGAAGTTGAAGGTTATTATTCCAAAGCACAAAGAACTATTGAAGGTCAGATCCAATCCTGGTATGGAAGATTTGCAGTCAATAACAATATAACAATGGCAGAAGCAAGAAAGCTTCTTTCTACAAAGGAACTGGCTGAACTGAAATGGGATGTCAAAGAGTACATCAAATATGGTGAACAAAATGAACTGAACCAAATGTGGATGACAGAACTTGAAAATGCATCAGCAAGGTTTCATATATCAAGACTTGAAGCTTTGAAGCTGCAAACACAGAATTCAATGGAAGTTCTATTTGGAAACCAACTTGATGGAATGGACACCCTGATGAAAAAGCTTTACACCAATGGTTATTATCATACAGTATATGAAGTTCAAAAGGGTTTCAATATTGGTTGGGATATAGCTTCCATTGATCAGAATAAACTTGAAAAGATAATTTCAAAACCTTGGGCAGTTGATGGAAAGAATTTCAGTGAAAGACTTTGGGGTAACAAGTCCAAACTGGTCAATGAACTGCATGGTGAACTGACCCAAATGACTATACTTGGAAGATCCCCTGATGATGCAATTAGAAATATAGCAGGAAAAATGAATACATCCAATAAGAATGCAGGAAGGTTGGTCATGACTGAATCAGCTTACTTTGCATCAGCTTCACAAAAGGATGCATTCAATGATCTTGATGTTGAAAGGTTTGAAATTGTTGCAACCCTGGACAGTCACACATCAGCAATATGTCAGGATCTTGATGGTCATGTATTTGACATTAAGGATTATGAAGCAGGGGTCACTGCCCCACCCTTCCATGTTTGGTGTAGAACTACTACTGTTCCCTACTTTGAAGATAACTTCACAGAAAGGGCAGCAAGGGGTGCTGATGGAAAGACCTACTATGTACCAAGTGATATGAAATACCCGGATTGGAAGAAGTCTTTCACAGAAGGTGGATCAAAAGAAGGACTTGCAGAAGTTGATCCTGGTGATATAATGAAGGATAAGACAGAAAATGTTAAAAGGGTTCAATTGGAATTGTCCAACTTCCCTGCTGAATTCACAACCAAGTCAGAAATTAATAACACACAGAAACTTATTGATTTTATTAATAGACTTGATGGTGCAGATCCAAATGCAGTGAAATTATATAGTAACATAGGCAAATTGGAAACCCTAACATCAAACAATATTCCTTTCAGCATTTCACATGCAAAAGGATATTCAGTCAATTATTCATATAATTACAAGGGTGAATTGGTTCAATCCAAATTGACCATTCCAAAGTTAGATGGTGAAGATCTTAGTGGTCAAGTAAATACAACATTACATGAAGAAATGCACTTGATGGACTTATATTGCAGAAAGGATGTAACCAAATCAGGTAATTGGTTCAGTACAGAACAGAAGTCATTGGTTGAAGCTTTCAACAAAAGTGGAACTGGAATGTCAGATGAAGTCAGTGATCTATTTAAGACCTATAATGTGAAGTACAAAGAAGTTCATGGTGAGTTGTCCAAGAAGTACCAGGAACAAATCACTGCTTCACGTATCTCACACCTTGGTGAAAATGGAAGTGCTTTTTCTGATATTAAAGCATATAAAGAATATGAGAAGGTTTCAAAGAAACTTAGATCCAACATGGTTGATGAAATTGACTATGCATCCAGGAATGCAATGGGTGGTGGAATTGGAAACCTTCAAGACATTTATGATGCATTATCAAAGGGTTCATATCGTGATAGTGGTATTGTGAAATATGGTCATGGTAGTAAATATTATAGATCAGCAGAATCACAGATCCATGAAACTGTTGCAAACTATGGTGCTTTAAGTATAACAAGACCTGATTTGGTTAAACTGTTAAAAGCAGATAAACCTGAACTGGTTGAAGAACTTGATAAGTTTATTCAAGCTATGTTGGAAAGGGTTGGTGATTAAGATGGATGAAGAATTGATCAATAAAAAAGAACAGATCTTTGATCTGCTGATTGAAGTTGATGATGATCTTGTTGGAAGATACTTTGATGATAATAGTGATGAAATGCTTGATGATAAGATTGAAGTTCTTACAGCACTGAAAGAAGGAAAACAAATCAAGGACATTCCAAAATATTATGATATTCTTGAACTTTTGCCAAAGGAAGGCATATGGGATTGATGAAGCACCCTGCAATTTTGCAAGATGCTTTTTTAATGAAGAAATTTTCAGAAATGCAGTAAAATCAATGGGTACAAACATATTAAAGACCTTTTTATAATGCTTATATGGGCATTATATGAGGTCATTTTTTATGCACTTTTCATGAAAAAGAAGGTGATGATTACTAAATGATATTGTTGAAATGCATCAATCAAAAATATGATTGAAAGGCGGTGATCCAACTATCTCCCTGGTGTTTGGGTTAAAACATCAATCGTCATTTTGGTATTGTTGACGTTAAAGAACAAGACAAATAAAACTGGACTGAACCAGGTTAAAAATGAATTTGAAAGGATGGTAAAAACCATGAAGAAAGATGAATTATTGAAATTAGGACTTGATGAAGAAAATGCAAAGAAAGTTGCTGATGCTTCGGCAGAAGAATTGAAGGGATATATTCCAAAAGCAAGATTTGATGAAATCAACAATGACAAGAAGAAACTTGAACTTGATGTTCGTGAAAGGGACACCCAACTTGAAACATTGAAAAATTCCACAGGTGATGTGGAAACAATGAAAAAAACAATTGAAACCCTTCAAACGGATAACAAGACCAAGGATGAAACCCATGCTGCTGAACTTAAACAATTGAAGATTGATGCTGCTGTTTCGGCTGCACTTAGTTCTTCAAAAGCAAAGAATGAAAAAGCAGTTAAGGCACTTCTTGATCTGACAAAAGCAGAACTTGCAGATGATGGATCAATCAAAGGTTTGGATGACCAAATCAAGAAACTTTCAGCAGCAGAGGATTCAAAGTTCTTGTTCGACACTGAAACCAAAAAAACAAAGATCAAGGGTGCAACACCTGGTGAAACTGGCAAGGAAGATCCTGATGGAAAAGTTGATGTGACTAAAATGTCATATGAAGAACTTGCCACTTACATGGCTGAAAACCCTGATGCAGAAATCTAAAACTAAAATTTAAGAAGAAAAGGAAGGATGATAAAAATGGCAAAATTCGATTCAAAAACATTTAATGACAGAGCATTTGGAAAGTACGTTGATATTGTTCCAAAGCTTAAAAAGAACGAACTGATTAAGTCCAAGGCATTGCAGAGCAATAGTCAAATTAAACAAGCATTCAGTGGACAGACAGGGGTTGTATTTGCAACCATTCCAATGTATGGAAGAATTGATGGTACACCATTGAACTATGATGGTGCAACTGACATCACAGCAACAAGCACAGTAACATATGAACGTGGTGTCATTGTTATTGGTAGAGCAAAGGCATGGGTTGAAAATGACTTTGCAGAAGATGCAACAGGCGGTGCAGGTTTTATGTCCAATGTAGCAAGACAGGTTGCAGAATACTGGGATGAAATTGACCAGGACACATTGCTTGCAATCTTAGAAGGTATCTTCTCAATGACTGGTGCTGCAAACTTGAAGTTTGTAACTGGTCACACCTATGACATCAGCGGATCTGTTGGTGGTGTGGTTAATGCTTCAACATTGAACACTGCTATTCAGAAGGCATCAGGTGACAAGAAGTCCAAGTTTACTATTTCCATCATGCATTCAGCTATTGCAACCAACCTTGAAAACTTGAAGTTGCTTGCATACATGACATACACTGATGCACTTGGTATTGAAAGACAGCTTGAACTTGCAACTTGGAATGGTAGAGCAGTTATAATTGATGATGGTATGCCAACAGTTGATGTTGCTGATGTTTACACAATCACTGCTGATGAAGCACTTGATGCTGCTAAAACATATTACACAAGAAGTGGATCAGCAGGATCTTATGTTTACACTGTTGTTGCATCCCCTCTTGTTGCCAACATTGCAACATACTATGAATTAACTGCTGATGCTTACACTAAATACACTACTTATGTTCTTGGTAATGGTGCATTTGACTATGAAGATATTGGTGCAGAAGTTCCTTATGCTATGGTAAGGGATGAAAAGACCAATGGTGGTCAGACTTATCTTTACAGCAGACAAAGAAAGGTTTTTGCACCTTATGGAATCAGCTTCACAAAGTCATCAGTAGCAACCAATTCCCCAACAGATGCAGAACTGAAAACTGCTGCAAACTGGGTACTTGTGAATGATGGCAATGGTAAATATTTTGATCACAAAGCAATCCCTATTGCAAGAATCGTTTCAAGGGGTTAATCAAATGAAAGGGGTGATGTTGTATGACTATTGAAGAAAGAATTGCTGCACTTCAACAAAACATAAGTCTTGTTTCAACTGTTGGATCTGAATTCATTGATAAGGTATATAAAAGACTTGGATCACTTGGTTATGCAATAACAGAATCAGATGACTGGGCAATAAGCTTTGCAATTCAGAAGGTAGAAAACAATATCAAGAATTCATGCAATGTCACTTCAATCCCTGATGGTTTAAATCAAGAAGCTATTGATATGATATGCGGTGAATTTTTATTCTTAAAGAAACAAAGTGGAAAATTAGAAGGCTTCAATTTGGATGCAGCATTGAAATCAGTCCAGGCAGGTGATACAACAGTAACATTTGCAGTTGGTCAAGGTTCAATGACACCTGAACAAAGGTTGGATGCCCTTCTCTCCTACTTGATAACAAAAGGAAGGGGTGAGTTTGCATGTTATCGGAAAATCAAGTGGTAATGGTCAGACAAGCAATTGAAATGACCTACACTGGAAAATGTACGATCAGTGAATATCAATCTTTTAAAAAAGAAAATAAGTCCACTGGTCACAGAGAAGTTCCAGTTGTTACTGATCAACCCTGCAAGCTTTCCTTTTCCAAAATAACAAACACAATTCAGGGTGAAGCTGCTGCAATGGTGGTTCAAACTGCAAAAGTCCTGATTGCACCTGAAATCCAAATCAAACCAGGATCAAAGCTGACCATCACACAGAATGGCATCACAACTGAATATAAAAACAGTGGTCAACCTGCCCCATTCAATACCCATCAAGAAATTGTTCTTGAATTATTTAAGGGGTGGGCATAATGGGAAGGTTTGGTGGGTGCAACTTTGGTGATCTTAAAAAGTTTCAAGAGAAATTGAACAAGTTGAACGAAAGTGAAGTTAATGCTTTCATTGAAGCTTGTGCAAAAGAACTTGCAGCAAGGCTTTTGGCAAAGGTCATTAAAAGAACACCAGTTGGTCAGTACCCTAAAAGTTCAGGAAAAAAAGGTGGTACATTAAGAAGAGGATGGACAACACAGGCAAGTGGAAGTGGTTCAGAAGGTGGAAAAACAAAGGGTGCTTCACAGTATGTTGAAACATTGAAGGTGAACCATTATGGTGACACTTATGTTATTGAAATAGTGAACCCATTGAATTATGCATCCTATGTGGAATTTGGACACAGAACCCGGAATCATGAAGGTTGGGTCAGTGGAAGGTTCATGCTGACAATATCTGAACAAGAACTTGAAGTTGCTGCACCAGGCATCCTTGAAAGAAAATTGGTGAAGAAACTGGGGGAATGCTTCAAATGATAAATAAAATAATTGATGCAGTCAGTGTGTCCATCAATTCTGAATTTGGTGATGGCTATGAAATTTATACAGAAAGCTTGGAACAGGGTTTGAAAGAACCTTGTTTTTCTGTTTTATGCCTGAACCCAACAAATGAACTTTTCTTGAATAAAAGATATTTAAGGACAAATCAGTTTTGCATCCAATACTTCCCTTCTACTGATGAAGCAAACAGTGAATGCAATGCAGTCCTTGAAAGATTATATGGTTGCTTGGAACTGATCACAGTCACAGATGATCTGACCCGGGGATCAAAGATGAAAGGTGAAGTTGTTGATGGTGTTTTGAACTTCTTTGTGAACTATGACATGTTTGTTTACAAGGTTGAATCAAAGGATCTTATGGAAGATATGGAAATCAATGCTGATGCGAAAGGATGATAAAAATGGCAAAATTAAAACCTGCTGATGATCTTGAAGTTGAACAAGTTGAACAAGTTCAAACCTTTTCAAAAGAACAGCTTCTATCAGCTAACAAATACAGAAATAGAAAAGACATCCTTGGGGTGCTGCTTGAAGAAGGAAAAGAATATTCCTTTGACCAGGCTGACACCTTGATGGATGAATTCATGAAAGGAAAGGTGAAATAATATGGCATTAGGTGGTGGAACATTCGTCACACAGAACAAAGTGCTTCCAGGATCTTATATAAACTTTGTTTCTTTGGCAAGAGCAAGTGCATCCCTTTCAAACAGGGGTGTTGCAGCAATGGCACTGGAACTTGACTGGGGTGTTGAAAGTGCAGTCTTTGAAGTAACCAAGGCAGATTTTCAGAAGAATTCATTGAAGATCTTTGGTTATGATTATGGACATGATAAATTGAAAGGTCTTAGAGATCTATTTTTAAATGTTAAAACATTATTCGCTTACAGATTGACAAGCGGTGGTGTTAAGGCAACAAATACTTTTGCAACTGCAAAGTATTGTGGTATTCGTGGAAATGATCTGAAAATTGTTATTTCAGCAAATGTTGATGTTCCTGCAAACTTTGATGTAAAGACTTTGATTGGAACAACATTGGTTGATACACAAACAGTTGCAACAGCAGCAGGTCTGATCGCAAATGATTATGTTACTTTCAAACCTGCTGCGGTTCTTGCAGTTACAGCTTCAACCCCACTTGCAACTGGTACAAATGGAACAGTTGATGGAACTTCACATCAGAACTTCCTGGATAAGATTGAAGCATTTTCTTACAATGCAATGGGTGTTGTTACAACAGATGAAACAATCAAAGGATTATACATCAACTTCAATAAAAGACTTCGTGATGATGTTGGTCAGAAGTTCCAAGCAGTTGTTCATGTAAAGGCTGCTGACTATGAAGGTGTTGTCAATGTCAAGAATACAGTCAGTGATGCAGGTGAAAATGCAGCATCCCTTGTATACTGGGTAACTGGTATCATTGCCGGATGTGAAGTGAACAAGTCCAACCTGAACAAGAAATATGATGGTGAATTTACTATTGCAGCAGACTACACCCAAGCACAGCTTGAAGCAGCAATCCTTGCAGGTGAATTTACACTTCATAAAGTTGGATTTGACATTCGTGTTCTTTCTGACATCAATTCCCTGGTAACTGTTTCAGACACCAAGGGTGAGATTTTCAAAGACAATCAAACAGTCAGGGTTGTGGATCAGATTGCAAATGACATTGCAGTCCTATTCAATACCAAATATCTTGGCACTGTTCCAAATGATGCAGCAGGAAGAATTAGTCTTTGGGCAGATATTGTGAAACATCATGAACAGTTGCAGGAAATCAGAGCAATTGAAGATTTCAGTGATGCTGATGTGACTGTTGATCAAGGAAATACAAAGAAATCTGTTGTTGTCAGTGATTTTGTGACTGTTGTGAATACAATGGCACAACTTTATATGACAGTAGTTGTAGCATAAGGAAGGGGTGAAAATAAATGATCAATAATGTAACTATGAAAGCAAAAGATACTGTTTCAGCAAAACTTGCTGAATGTTTTGTTACCATCAATGGTAACAGATATAATTTCATGCAGATGATCGACTTTGAAGGAAAGCTTGATAAAACAAAGACCAAAGTTCCTATCCTTGGAAGGATCATGGAAGGAAACAAAACAGTTGGTCTTGCAGGTACTTTTTCAGGTACAGCACATTACAACCAGTCAATTTTTAGACAGGCAATGCTTGACTATAAAAACACTGGTATTGATACTTACTTTGAAATTCAGATCACCAATGATGACCCTGCATCAGCAGCAGGCAGACAAACCATTGTATATATGGACTGCAATACTGATGGCGGTGTATTATCCAAGTTTGATGCTGATGGTGAATACCTGGATGAAGATATTGAAGGTACTTTTGAAGATTTCAAAATGCCTGAATCATTCGCAAATCTTAATGGAATGCTTTAATAAACTAAAAACCCCTGCCAACTTCATTGTGGGCAGGGGTTTTTATACCAAAATTTGAAAGGACAAGGTGAAACACTATGTCAAATTTAAGTCTATTTTTAAAGAAAAATAAAAAGGTTAAAGAAAATACAACCTTCCCGGCAACAAAATCCCTATTAGATGAAACAGGGAAACCTTTAGAATGGCAGATCAAACCACTAACAACAAAAGAAAATGAAACCATTCGTGAAGCTTGTACAATGGAAGTTCCAGTCAAAGGAAAACCAAACATGTTCAGACCAAAATTGAACACAAGTGATTATCTTTCAAAGATGATGGTTGCTTCAATTGCTGAACCAAACTTGTATGATGCTGACCTTCAAGATTCGTATGGTGTGAAAACCCCGGATGATCTTTTGAAGGAAATTATTGATGATCCTGGTGAATACAATGACCTTGCTTCATTCATTCAGAAGTTTAATGGGTTCAATACTACATTGGATGACAAGGTTGAAGAAGCAAAAAACTAATAAGTGAAGGTGATAGTGATTCAACTATTGCTTATTATTGCCTTCACAAATTTCACATGTTACCTTCTCAATTCGTTGAACTGGAAGAAAATGAAAAAGCATTCATTATTGCTTCTATTCAAATAAAAATTGATTCAGAAAAGAAAAAACAAAAAGAATTAGAAAATAAATCTAAAAAGAAATAGGGTCTGTTCTTCCCTATTTCTTTTATTTTAATATGAAAGGCAGGTGAAAGAAAATGGCAAGTATTAGAACACAGATTGAACTTATGGACAGTATTTCAGCACCACTGATGCATATAACCAATGCTTTGAACCTGACTATCAGTTCTTTTGAAGATATGCAATCAGCAGCAAATAATTCCTTCGATTCTTCCAGTTTGGAAGCAGCAAGGGATCAAGCAAATCAGGCAACAATGGCAATTAATAATTTATCAGATTCCCTTAGTCAAGTAATTACACCAAATGTTGATGTTCCACAATCAAGTGTTCCAACCCAAGCACCAGTTCCAGTTCCCATCACCTGGCAATCAGACAGCATGGAAGTATTCACAAACACTGGAATTGAAAGATTTCAGCAAGAAGTTCAATCAACAAATTCAATGTTGAACAACTTGAACAATACCCAAGAACAAATTGCACTTCAAGCAAGCAACACAGATATATTCCCGGAAAACATGGTTAATGATCTAAATGCAATGCAAGGAAGAATTCAAAGAATTAGAACTACAATTGAACAAATTGAAAGCAATCCAATGAACATGGGAACTGATTTGGCAAACAGTGAACTGGAACAATTAAGGCATCAATTAAGTCAGGCAGTTCAGCAGCAAGATGATCTGAACCAGGCAGTCCAAAGAATGGATGTTGGTGAAGCAAATCAAGCATATACCAGGTTGTCAACAACCATTGGTGGAACTGAAAGATATATCAGGGATAATGTTGGGGCACAAGGTCAATTCAATACTCAAATCAGGGATGGAACAAGTGCAGCAAGTGGTCTTGAAAGCAAAATAATTGCAATGGCTGCTGCATATTTAACATTTCAAACAGCAGGAAAGATTCTTGGTATATCAGATCAAATGACCCAAACCACTGCAAGGTTGGACTTGATGAATGATGGGTTGCAAACAACCACTCAACTTCAAGATCAAATTTATTTATCTGCTGAAAGGTCAAGATCATCTTATGCAGGTACAGCGGATGTTGTTGCAAAGTTAGGTCAAAGGGCAGGTGATGCTTTTAAATCTAATCAAGAAACAATTGCATTTGCTGAAAACTTGAATAAAATGTTCGTTATTGCAGGTGCTTCACAACAGGAAATTAGTTCAGCAAGTTTGCAGTTGACCCAAGCTTTGGGATCAGGTGTGTTGCGTGGTGAAGAACTGAATGCAGTATTTGAAGCAGCTCCAAACGTGATTCAGTCCATTGCAGATTATTTGGATGTTCCAATTGGTAAGATAAGGGATATGGCATCAGATGGTGAGATCACAGCAAGCATTGTAAAAAATGCTTTATTATCAGCAACAGATGAAGTCAATGCACAATTTGATAAAATGCCAAAGACCTTTGGTCAGATTGCAACCAGTATTCAAAATGATGCATTAATGGCATTTGATCCAGTCCTTGACAGATTGAATGAGATCGCAAACAGTGATGCATTTGGAACAATGGTTTCAGGGATCACAGATGCACTGGTTGTTGTTTCAGGGGTGGTTATTGGAATGTTTAATCTAATAACACAGTTAAGTTCTTTCATGGCAGACAACTGGTCACTACTTTCACCAATTATCCTGGGTGTAGCAACTGCACTTGGAATATATACAGCAGCATTGGTGGCATACAATGTGGTTCAAGGAATTTCAAACGGAATAAAAGCAATTGCAGCATTCCAGGCAGGGGTTCATGCAGCAGCACTGGCAATGGAATCAGGTGCAACCTTTGCAGCAACAGCAGCACAGTATGGGTTTAATACAGCATTGCTTGCTTGTCCTCTTGTGTGGATCTTAATTATTATCATTGCAGTAATAGCTGCAATATATTTGGCGGTGGCAGCATTCAATAAATTTGCAGGAACATCAGTCAGTGCAACTGGAATAATTGTTGGTGTCCTGGCAGTTGCAGCAGCATTCATTGGAAATCTGTTTGTGGTACTGATAAACTTAATCATTGATTTGGTGGCAATCATTTGGAATCACATTGCAAACTTTGCTGAATTCTTTGCTAATGTATTCAATGATCCAATTGGTTCAATAGTTCGATTATTTGCAGGTATGGCAGACACAGTGCTTGGAATCCTGGAAGGTATTGCATCAGCTATTGACACACTGTTTGGTTCACACCTGGCAGATGCAGTCAGTGGTTGGAGAAGTGACCTGAAAGGAATGGTCACTGACTTAGTTGGTGAAGCAGAAATCAAAGTTCCAAGGATGGATGCAGCATCACTTCACATGGACAGATTTGAATATGGTGATGCTTATGATGCAGGTTATTCAGTGGGTGAAGGTATTGATAAGGCAGTTTCAAACTTTGATCCTGCAAGTTTATTTGGTGGCGGTGGAAACATCCCTGATCCAAATGACTATGCATCATCAAATATTCCATCCAACATTGCTGACACTGCTGAAAACACTGGTGCAATTAAAGATTCAGTGGATATTTCATCAGAAGATCTTAAATATATGCGTGATCTTGCTGAAATGGAAGTGATCAACAGGTTCACCACTGCGGAAATCAAGGTGGATATGACTGGAATGCAAAATACTATAAACAATGAAATGGATTTAGATGGTGTAATTAATTACCTTGGTGAAGGTGTAAATGAAGCTATGGAAAAAGCAGCGGAAGGGGTGCATAGTTAATGGCATATTATTTTTACTTAGATAAAATGTTGTTGCCAATTGCACCTTCCAAGCTGCAATTGAAGATCAACAACCAAAACAAAACTTTGACCCTGATCAATGATGGGGAAATAAATATTTTAAAAAAAGCAAAATTGACTGATGTTGATTTTGATGTTCTTATTCCACAAGTTCAATATCCCTTTGCATTATACAAAGATGGATTTCAGAAAGCTTCATACTACATGGAAAAATTTGAAGCATTGAAAACAAGTCAAGAACCATTCCAGTTCATAGTGACAAGAACCCTTCCAAATGGGAAAATGCTATTTGACACAAACATGAAGGTTTCAATGGAAGATTACAAGGTGAAGGAAGATTCAAAAGAAGGTTTTGACTTATTGGCTACAATCACCTTGAAACAGTTCAGAGATTATGGAACAAAGACTGCAAATGTAACCTTTACACAGTCCAAACCAAAAGCAACAGTTCAGGCAACAAGACCTGCGGAATCATCCCCTGCACCTAAAACAACAGGAAAAACACATACAGTTGTAAAAGGTGATACCCTTTGGGGAATAGCAAAGAAATATTATGGGAATGGAAGTCAATACATGAAAATTGCAAATGCAAACAAGGATAAGGTCAAGAACCCAAATTTGATATATCCCGGTCAAGTATTGACCATTCCAGTTTAGGGGGTGATCTTAATGGATGTTGAACTATTAATTCAAAATGGAAACAAGGTCTATATTCCAATTGTGGAAGAAGGGATCACCTGGTCAACTGAAAGAAAGGGATCACCTGGTCAACTTACTTTCAATGTTTTGAAAGATTCCATCATTAACTTCACAGAAGGAAATGCTGTTAGGTTGAAAGTGGATGGTAAAAATATTTTTTATGGATTCGTATTTATAAAAAAACGTGGAAAGGAAGGGATCATCAGTGTCACAGCATACGATCAGTTGCGTTATTTGAAGAATAAAGATACCTATGTTTATACAAATAGGACAGCAGGTGAATTCATCCAAATGATTGCTTCTGACTTCAATATGCAGACAGGCACTTTGGAAAACACAGGGTATAAAATAGCATCCCGGGTTGAAGATAATGTTGCATTAGTTGACATGATCCAAAATGCACTTGATCTGACCCTTTATAACAAAAAAGAAATGTTTGTTATATATGATGATTTTGGAAAGATTGCTTTGAAAAGTATTCAATCCATGTATGTGAATTTATTGATTGATGAAGAAACAGGTGAAAACTTCAACTATACTTCAAGCATTGATGCTGAAACATACAATAAGATCAAACTTATATTTGACAATGAGGAATCAGGAAAAAGGGATGTTTACATTGCACAGGATACAAATAATATGAACAACTGGGGCATTCTTCAATTCTATGACACTTTGGAAAAGGGTGAAAATGGAAAAGCAAAAGCAGATGCCCTTCTTTCTCTTTATAACAAAAAAACAAGAAACTTGACCATCAGCAATGCCCTTGGTGACACCAGGGTCAGAGCAGGTTCAATGGTTGTGGTTCAGTTAAACCTGGGTGACATCAGCTTGAACAATCTTATGCTTGTTGAAAAGTGCAAGCATAAGTTCAATAATGATGAACACTTAATGGATTTGACTTTGCGTGGGGGTGAATTTGTTGCATGATTTTAATGATCTACTAAATACCATAAAAAGAGTATCAGTTGAAGCAGTTATGGCATCCAAACCAACTGCTGTTGTATATGGAAAGGTCATCAGCACTTCCCCATTGAAGATCAGTGTGGAACAAAAGCTGACATTGACTTCTGCACAACTGGTGCTGACAAGGAACGTGACAGATTATGAAGTTTCAATGACTGTTGACCATGTAACTGAAAATACAAGTGGTGGCAGCGGTGAAGCTTCCTTTGCTTCACATAATCATGCATATCAAGGAAAAAAACTTTTCACTGTTCATAATGGCTTGGTTGTCGGTGATGAAGTTTTGTTGATACAGATGCAAGGTGGACAAAGATATATTGTAATGGATAGGGTGATAACATGATACCTGGAATAAATGGATTTCTAACAGAAGATTTTGAAATTGAGTTACAACCAAGCAAAACACATAAAATGCAATTAGAAAAACAGTTTATCAATGGATATGCTGATGAACTGGAAGCAATGAAACAAGAAAGTTATAAGATCCTGAACACTGAAAGGTATCAATATATAATTTATTCCTGGAACTATGGAATTGAAACAATTGATCTATTCGGTGAACCAGTCACTTATGTATGCCCGGAACTGGAAAGAAGGATCACAGAAGCATTGACCCAAGATGAAAGAATTATATCAGTTGATGGTTTTTCTTTTGATGTAAGTAAGAAAAGGAAGGTTCAAGTGACTTTCACAGCACACACAATATTTGGTGATATTAATTTGGAAAAGGTGGTGAATATTTAATGTACGAATCAATAACCTATGAAGTTATACTTCAAAGAATGCTTGACAGGGTTTCAAACAACTTAAACAAAAGGGAAGGTTCAATCATATATGATGCACTTGCCCCTGCTGCTATTGAACTTCAATTGATGTATATAGAATTTGACATCATCCTGAAAGAAACTTTTGGTGACACAGCTTCCAGGGAATACCTGATCAGAAGGGCAGCGGAAAGAGGGATAAAACCATATGCTGCAACTTATGCCCTACTGAAAGGTGAATTCACACCTTCAAGCATCAACCTTTCAATTGGTTCAAGGTTCAATTTGAATGATTTGAACTATTATGTGAAAGAAAAAATTTCTGATGGTGTTTACCAGGTTGAATGTGAAGAAGTTGGTGTGAAAGGAAATCAATACTTTGGGGATCTTATTCCAATTGAATATATTGATGGACTGGAAACTGCACAGCTTACTGAACTTCTGATCCCGGGTGAAGATGAAGAAGAAACAGAAGATCTGCGGATCAGATACTTTGCTTCATTCGATACAAAACCATATGGTGGAAATAAAAAGGATTATGTTGAAAAGACAAATGCAATTGCAGGTGTTGGATCAACCAAAGTCACACCAATATGGAATGGGGGTGGAACGGTCAAGTTGACAATCTTGAATTCAAACTTCGACATTGGAAGTTCAACTTTGATTGAAACAGTTCAAAATGAAATTGATCCAACACAAGATGGTCAAGGTCTTGGGGTTGCCCCTATTGGTCATATAGTCACAGTTGACACAGCAGAAGAAATCACAGTGAATGTTTCATCAACAATAACCTTTGATGATGGATATTCCTTTGCGAGTTTGAAAACACAGATTGAATCAGTGATTGAAGCTTATCTTCTTGAACTTAGAAAGGATTGGTCAACCCAAACAAATCTTGTTGTGAGAACAGCACAGATGGACACCAGGATCTTAGGGGTTCAAGGGGTCATTGATATTGCAGATACAAAGATCAATGGTTTGGATTCCAACCTTCTTCTATCTGAATATCAAATTCCAGTGATGGGTGGTGTTACTGCATGATCAGGGATGTAAACTTGATTCAATACCTTCCACTATTTATTCAGGAATATAGGGAAATTCAACAGATCATGGATGCTGAAAACCCTGAATTTCAAATGGCAGCAGATGAAAGTGAAATTATTAAAAATAACCAATTCATTGAAACAAGCAATTTGATTGGAATTGCAAAATTTGAAAGTATATTAAATATTAATACCCTGGCAGATGACACCCTTGAATCAAGAATTTCAAGGGTTCTGACCAGGTGGAATGATGTTGTTCCCTACACTTATACTGCATTTATTCAAAAGATGATAATTTTGTGTAATGGGATCAACTTCACAGTTAATAAAAATTTTAATGAATACAAAATGGAGATCATCACCCACCTTGAACTTCCTGGTCAGGTTGATGAATTACAGTATTTATTTGGGTTCATGATTCCTGGGAACTTAGAAATAACATCCAGTAATGAAATATATTGCAATAGTTTTGGATTTGGAATAATTGCAGCAGGAATGGCATTTTGTGAACTCTTTGAATTATCGGATTCGTTCAAAGCTGAATTCAATATTCAAGGATCTTCAATCATTGGTGGTGGATATATCGGAACAGCACAAGTTACAACTTATTAAAATTTAAAATGAAATCAAATAAACGAAAGGTGGAAAATAAAACATGGCTGAATTTAAGCAGTTAATTATTACAAACAAAGGTCAAGCACTTATGGCAAAGATGCTTGCAGGAACAGGAAATGTTCAGTTTACAAAGATCAATGTTTCAGATACAACATACACTGATGCACAACTTCAAGCACTCACAGCATTATCAGGAGTAAAGCAAACCACTTTGGTCAGCAAGGTAATCAGAACCAATGATGTTGCTGTTCAGATTGAAGGTGCAATCACAAATACTGGTGTTGTGACTGGTTACTACATGAGAGCAATCGGACTTTTTGCCCTTGATCCACAGGATGGTGAAATTCTTTATGCAGTTACCATTGCAAGTGTTGCAGGTTACATGCCCCCATACAATGGGATCACAGTTTCAGGTGCATTCTTCAAACTGGTTACAACTGTTTCAAATGCTTCAAGTGTTTCACTGAATGTTGATCCAGGTGCAGTTGCGACAATCGGAAATATTACAGACTTACAGAATCAAATTTCAGATCTTCAATCATATGTTGGATACACTGATGCTGACATTTTTGGTGTTGAAGTTGACTTTGTAAGTAAGACATTCACAAGGCTTGCAGGTGCAGTCAATAGAACAGCAGGTGCAATGTTTGATAATATCAAGGCATTTGGTGGAAGAAAAAGATGCAATGTCACTGATGATGGAAAGGTTCTTGCTTATTATGGTGATGCAGCATATGTGGAAATAGGAAAACTGGCACAAGCAGTTATTAAAAATGGTGTGACTTATCCAGTAAATCATCCAGTTCAAGTTATGGTTGAACAACCAAGATTTTACTATAAGGTTGTACCATTAAAGCTTGAAAAGATTGAATATAAAGAAGTCAATACAATTGCAGTGACAGCAGTTCCAACAGCAGATGGAAATGTGACAATAAATCTTGATGGTAAAGATTTCACAGTGGCAGTTGCTACAACAGACAACACAACAACATTGGTTGCAACCAAGATCAGAGCAGCAGCATTTGCAGGTTGGACAACTGGTGGATCAGGTGCATCAGTAACATTCACAGCACTTGCAACTGGTGAAAAGGTCACAGCAACATTCAGTGGTGGAACAACAGGTGTGACTGCAACAGTTACAAAGACCCTTTCAGGTAAGGTTGCAAAAGGCTTCCACATGAGAAAAGCAAGATATTATGTTTCTGATGTGAAGAAAACAGGCTTCAAACTTCACCCGGCTTTCATCCATAATGGTAAAGAAAAGAACTTCATATATCTTTCAGCATATGAAGGTTCAGTATATGACAAAACATCACTTGCTTATTTATTAGCTGATGAACAGATTGCAGACTTCACTGCTTCAACTGGTGACATACTTTCATCCATTGCTTATGCAAAACCTGCAAGTGGAGTGACTCAAGACATGACCAGGGCAAAGACAAGGATCATTGCAAACAATCGTGGTGCAGGATGGAATCAGGCTTATGCAGCAACAGTTGCAGCAACACAGCTTCTATTCACAATTGAATATGCTTCCATGAATACACAATCCAAGATTGGAATGGGTGTCATGAAAACTGATGATGGTACAACCAATATGTCTGAACCTACTGGTGCAACAACATTACTTGGTAATTCATCAGGTGCGGTTGCAAATGGATCTGTTTCATATCGTGGTGAAGAAAACTTTTGGATGAATATTTACAAGTTTGTTGATGGTCTGAATATTTATGCATATAACGAAAACAGTTTATATGTTGCAGATCATGGATTTGTTGATAACATCAGTGCTGATCCATACAAAGATTCAGGAATAACCATTTCAAGGGCAAATGGTTATATTTCAGCTTTTGCATACAATGAAGAATTTGATTGGCTATTCTTTGCAAGTGAAACAACAGGTGATACAGCACTTCCAGTTGGTGATTACTTATATCAAGCACATACTTCTGCTTCCTGGTTTATCGCTCTATTGGGCGGTAGTTGGGCTTATTCGTCTACTGGTGGTGGTTTCTGTTGGAGTGTGATTAATTCTTCTTCGTATCGTCATCGGGGTTTCGGCGGTCGCTTGGTGTATGTACCTGATGCAGCATAAACAAATATAATTATTAAATTGAAATAGATCTTGGGCAGTCAAAGGTGTTGATACAACAAAAGAAGCTTAAAAACAAACCATTTTTAGTTAATCACTCAATTAGGCAGTAATTGGAATAATTCGTCTAATAGTGGTAGTTTCTATTGGAATGTGAATAATTCTTCTTCTAATCGTAATCGGAATATCAGCAGTCACTTGATAAATGCATTGAATACAAACAAAATGTGAAACTTTGATTGCCCTGCCCCTTGGCAAAACATAAAAATAAATTTGAACTGTATTGGTAAACTTTGAAATTTATTCAAAGGTTGAAGGTTCGGTTTAATAGTGCATACAAAGGAAGTTCATAAATGAAAAAATACGGACATTTATATGAGAAGATTTGCGACATGGACAACCTAAAACTTGCACATCAAAATGCAAAGAAAGGAAAAGGATGGTATACAGAAGTAAAAATGGTTGATCAAAACCCTGAATATTATTTTGGGTTACTTCGAGAAATGTTGATCAATAAAACATACCAAACTTCAAAATATGAAACTTTTATAAAACACGATAGTGGAAAAGATAGAGAAATATATAAATTACCATACTTCCCTGATAGAATTTGTCAGTGGGCAATATTACAGATCATTGAACCAATCCTGCTGAAAAATCTTACTAATGACACCTATTCAGCAATACCTGGAAAGGGAATTCATCTTTGTTTGAACAGATTAAATGATGCAGTGCAGCATGATGTTCCCGGATCACAGTATTGTTTGAAGTTAGATGGTAAAAAGTATTATCCATCTATCAATCATGATATTTTAAAAACCAAATACAGAAAGCTGTTCAAGGATGCGGATCTTCTTTGGTTGCTTGATGAAATTATTGATTCGACACCTGGGAACAAAGGAATTCCTATTGGAAATTATCTTTCACAGTATAGTGGGAACTATTATTTTTCAGAATTTGACCACTGGATCAAGGAAGTGAAACGTGTGAAGCATTATTTCAGATACATGGATGATATTGTGATCCTGGGAAGCACCAAAGAAGAACTTCATCAACTGAAAAATGAAATTGATCAATATTTCAGAAAGAAATTAAAGTTGAAAATCAAAGAAAACTGGCAAGTGTTCCCCACATATGTTCGTGGGATTGATTTTGTTGGATACAGAACATTCATGAATTACAAACTTCTTAGGAAATCAACCTGCAAGCAATTCAAAAGAAAAATGATTGCTTTAAATAAAAAGCAGATTGAAGGAATAGAAATGACTTATTCTGAATGGTGTTCATTTAATTCATACAAAGGATGGTTGATCCATTGTAATAGTTATAGGTTAAGTAAGAAATATGTTGAACCAATTCAACAGTTTGCAATCAATTATTATCTTAAAAATATTTATATGAAAGGTGGAATGTTCAAATGAAAGATTATGGAAAAGTAAGAAGCACAGTCCAACCCCAACCAATGGTGGTTGATGAAGTAAATGTTTGGATCAATTCAAACATTGTTCCAGTGGAAGAAGTTGTTGGTGAAGAAGCTTTCAATGGTTTTGAGTATGACATGATCCAGTATGAAAAAGATGAATACATCAAGATCATAGCTGAAAAGAACCAAAGCTTGGAAGCACAAGTCACAGACACACAGCTTGCTTTGGTTGAACTATATGAAGGGATGGTGTAAGGAATGGTAAAAGTATATGCTGATCTAATCCGTAAAGGATTAAAGACAATTGATGAAGTTCCTGAAAGGATCAAGGCAGAAGTTCAAGCATTATTGGACAGTGATCCAATTGCTTAGATTTATATTATTTTTTTATAGAAAGGATGTGAAAGATATGGCTGTTATTTACGCAACTTTAATTGTTAAAGGTGTAAAAACCTTTTCAGAAGTTCCTGACAGGATCAAAGATCAAGTCAGACAGGTTTTGATTGACCTGGAATGTGAGTATTTAATTGAAGAATAAACAATCAAAAGATTAAGACATACAAACATACCAATACACAATACAAACCCCTATATGACAGTTATATGACTTGTCAGATAGGGGTTTTATGTGTTCTCACATGAAAGGGGGAATTTATTTTTATGACAATTGAAGTGGCAGTTTTAATTTCAGGAATTTCACTTGCCTTTGCCATCTTTTCAGGTATATCCAATTTGAAAAGAAATCAAAAGGCAGATGATAAAAATGAAGCTTCACAGTTGACAACAGTTATTGTGAAGCTTGAAAACATTGGTAATGGTATTACTGAAATTAAAGCAGAAATGACCAATGTGAAAAATGACTTGAAAGAAACCCGGGAAAGAATTATCAAGGTTGAAGAATCAGCAAAACAAGCACACAAAAGGCTTGATACCTTTGAGAGTTACAAAAGACATGGTGAAGCTAATGAAGAATAAAAATAATAGATTTTCAAAAGTAATCGTGGCAACAGTGATCCTCTTAAATATGCTTTTTACTGTTGCTGTTCTCTATGTATTTTTAAAGGTTGGTAGTGAACCAATGACTTTGATTGGTTGTTGGTTTGGGTTCACAACTGGTGAATTGTGGATGCTTTCAAGCATTAAAAAAAGTAAAGTAAATAAAAAAGATGAAGGGAAAGGTGAAATAAATGAACAAAATTAATTGGAAACAGAAATTGACAAGCAGGAAGTTTTGGGCAGCATTGATTGGTTTTATTACTGCAATGATGGTTGCTTTTGGTGTTAATAATCTGACCATTGAACAGGTTGTGGCAATGATCACAGCAGCATCCACGCTGATTGCTTACATAATCGGTGAAGGAATGGTTGATGCTGCAAGGATCAATTCAGAAACAACCACAGCAGTAACTACAACAGAAAGTGAGAGTGAAAAATAATGAGTAACAGTCCTTTAGTAAATTACACTAAAATTTCCCCAAACAAAACCATTCCAAGGAATCATGCGATTGACACCATCACAATTCATTGTGTGGTTGGTCAGTGTTCTGTTGAAACCCTTGGTGATATATTTGCACCAACTTCAAGACAGGCTTCTTGCAATTATGGCATTGGTTCTGATGGCAGAATTGGAATGTATTGTGAAGAAAAAGATAGGTCTTGGTGTTCTTCTTCCAGTTCCAATGATAACAGAGCAATCACCATTGAAGTTGCAAGTGATACCACACATCCTTATACAGTTAATGATAAAGCTTATGCTGCACTTCTGAACCTGGTCACTGACATTTGCAAAAGAAATGGTATCAATCAACTTCTTTGGAAGGGTGATGAATCTTTAATTGGTCAGGTGGATAAGCAGAACATGACTGTTCACAGATGGTTTGCAAACAAGTCATGCCCTGGTGATTATCTGTATAACAAGCATGGTGAGATTGCAGCAGAAATAAATAAGAGATTGACACCTTCACCTGGAGAATTATTCAGGGTTCAGACTGGTGCTTTTTCTGTCAAATCAAATGCGGATGCATTACTTGGAAAAGTAAAAGCAGCAGGTTTTGACACCTATATGATTCAGGCTGATGGGTTATATAAGATCCAGGTTGGTGCATTCGGTGTGAAATCAAATGCAGATGCTATGGCTGCAAAACTAAAAGCAAAAGGTTTCAGCACTTTCATTACAACCGAATCAGGATCAGCAGTTTCTTCAAGTCCTGCTGCAAGTAAAACAATCCAGGTTGGAAGTAAAGTCAAAGTGAAGTCAGGTTCAAATTCATATACTGGGGGTGGACTATCAAATTCAGTTTATCAAAATATGTATGATGTGATCCAGGTGAATGGTGACAGAATTGTCATTGGAATTGGAAAAGCAATCACTGCTGCGGTTCATAAAGATAACTTGATTTTACAATAAAATGTGTTACTATCTTGTTACTAACGCACCCATTTTAAGGTGAAATCATAGTTCATTAAAAATGAACAAACCCTTGAACCATCAGCATTGTAAGCAGTGTACTTTTGAACAAATCTATGATATAATATATTTTTTAATGCCCCAAGTGCTTGATTTTTCAAGGCTTGGGGCATTTTTTGTTACTAACGTGATATTAGTTCAATTGCAAACTTCAATTCTTCAAGCTTCTTATGTGTGTAAATTCTTTCCCCAACTTCCTTTGATTTATGTCCCATCATCAGGTCAATGCACACTTTGTTTGCACCTGCTGAATCTAATCTTGATCTGAAAGTGTGTCTGCATTCATGTGGTGTATGGTTCAATTTTAGTTCATCCATGATCACATTCCAAAACTCATAATACTTTGAACTGGTCAATTTCTTTCCTTCCAGGGTGAACAAATATGCATTTCCTTCATCAACCCTTTTCTGAATAATTTCAAAGATCTTTGGATGGATCGGAATGATTCTGTCTTTTCCTGCTTTGGTCTTTGTACCACCTTGAATGGTTCTTGCTTCAAGATCCACATTTACTGTTTTAATATCCAACAATTCACTGATCCTGAATCCAGTGTATAAAAACACCAGGACTGAATCAACCCAAGGATCATCTTTGATCTTCCATACCTGATCCACTTCTTCATCAGTGAATGGCAGCTTCTTTGTTTCAGGGATCGGTTCTGCTGTTGTCAAAACTGCATATGATTTGTTGATCACATCAATTTCAAGTGCAAAATTGTCCAGGTGTCCAAATAGGTTCTTGATTGCCCATTGTGTTGAATACCCACATCCACAATTATCAATGACATCCTGCATGTGAAAGGACTTCATGTCTTTGTATTTCATTTTCTTGATTTTGGAACAATGCTTGAATGCAGCAGTCAGTGATCCTTTTGTTGACTTTCCCATTTTAAGCATCTTCTTTTCTTTGAATAGATCAAACAGGCTTTCCAGGGTGGTCTTTTCTGCATCTATATCCCAAGGTGACTTATTGTATTCAGCAAGCATAATCATTCCATTTTCCCTGCTTGCAGCATATCCAATGGGAAGAAATATTGGATGACCTTTGTCATTCCATCCTATTGTTTTTCTAACTGCAAAAGGGTTTCTTCTATTACCTGATAATTTGACAACAGTTCCATATCCATTTGGATTTTTCATTTTTAATCATCCCCTTGTATTTCAAGGGTTGAAATGATATAATTTTACTGA